TAATGAAATATTTTACAACATCAGAGTTTGACTCCCCAGATAAACCTGGTAGCGGCTCGTTAATGAGTGAAACCTTACTTGAAATGCTAGACGAGGTTAGGCATAAGTTAGGGAGTCCTATAAAAATAAACAGCGGATATCGAACAGAAGAGCATAACGCTAAAGTTGGCGGTAAGCCAAAGACAGAGACGTCTAAGGGTTCAAGCCATATGTATGGACTGGCAGCAGATCTATCATGCACAAACTTTACGGACAGGTATAACCTAATATTCTTATTACAGGAGACAGGATTTCAAAGAATAGGAGTAGGAAGTACGTTTATTCACGTAGACATAGACTTTGATAAGGCTCAATCAGTAATGTGGACATACTAACATGGAAGACAATAAAAGAAAAAATGGCGGTAAGGGAACTAACGTAGGGAATGCACTTCGTTGGCTAGTTAAACAGGGTAAGAGCGTTTCTCCTGAACTTTTAGACCTAGCTGGTAACATAACAGGGATAAAGCAATTAAACTCATTAGGGACAGCTATACGAGGCGACAAGAACCTTAGTGAGCCAGACAAGAGTATTCTCCTACAGGAAATGGAGAACGACATGATTGAAATGGTTGAGGTTACCAAAAGACTTTCCATGGATAACGAGCATGCCGTAACAAGGTTAATCAGACCTGTAATGACGGGCTGTATGTTTGTAATGTTTTTAGCCTGCGTGTTCTTTGATGGAAACCTAGGTGAGTTTACAATAGACAAGGCATACGTTCCTGTAATACAGTCGTTGTTTGGTACAATGACTATATTTTACTTTGGTTCAAGAGGAATAGAGAAGGTGATGAATACATTTAAAAAATAGAAAAGAATAATATGTATCTTTGTTAAAAGAATTAAAACAAAAGTAAAATGGCAAAGATTAGTAACATTTCATCATATCCTGTAAAAACAGATGTTAATGCTAAAGATTATTTAATTGGTACAGATGGTGTAACTACTAACCCTTCTTTACAAACAAAAGTATTTACGCTCGCTGATATTGCTAAGTTTGTTCAAAATCAAACAACTGTAGATACTTCTAATCCTTTTTTAGTAACCGCTAGTTCAGGAGGTTCTTCCTCTTACTCTTCAAGCAAAAACACAATATACGCCACTTGGACAGGTAGTAATGGAACTTACGAATTAATACTACCATCAGCAACAAGTACTCCTTATAGAATAATAAGACTTGTAACAGATGGAACTCTAAATGCAAGTGATAAAATACATGTATTAGGGCCTGGAACAGAAACTGTAAACGGTGCTAGTTTTTATAATGTAAACAAACCTTACAACGGAGCGCAATTTTGGTCTGATGGTTCAAATTGGATTGTAATACAAGCAGTAAGTTAACATAAGTGCAAGCAGTGGTTTGGTCCTTAGCTAGTCTAAGGCTTGGTTCGCTCCTTGGATAGTCCAAGGAATGGTATGCTGCTTGCTTCTAACAAAGTACCTCTGTTGATTCAGGGGTATTTTTTTTTGCTTATATTTGTTGTAAATTAAATTAAATGGAACAAATAAGAAAAATATCAATAGGTGCTGATTATAAGTCAGGGGCTATGCATTATATTGTAGATCAAATGATATTTGGTGGTACTCATATGATTCATTTAATTAAGAAAAATGAATCAAATCAATCACTAACTATTTTTATTGAAAACAAAAAAGGAGAAATATTTCTTTGGAAAGAATTTAATTCCTCTATACCTGTTTCAATTGAGTACAATATATATTTTGAATGAAATCACCTTTTTATTTTATAGTAAAGCCTAAAAACGATAGGAGATACGACAACACCAAAAAGATTGGTAACATAGACTTTATTACCAGCACTTCAAAAGAAGACCACACTGCATCTAACAGATACGCGATAGTCATTGAGACTCCAATAAACTATAATGGTCCTGTTCAAATAGGAGATACTCTTTTAGTTCATCATAATGTTTTTAAATATTATAATGATATGAAGGGTAGAGAGAAAAGCGGAAAAAGTTTTTTTAAAGATGATTTATTTTTTATAGACAACGATCAATTTTTTATGTACAAAAATAATAATACTTGGAATTCACATTCTAAATATTGTATGATTAAGCCTGTAAAAAAAGAAGACTACTACCTAAAAAGCCACGAAGAAGAAGAACCGTTAATGGGTCTAGTTAAATACTCAAACAAATACCTAGTTAGTAAGGGTGTTAACAATGGAGACAAGGTTTCTTTTAAACCTGAAAGCGAATATGAGTTTATGGTAGATGGAGAAAAACTGTATAGAATGTTTGACCATCAAATAACTTTAGCTATATAATATGGATGTAAATAAGATTAAGTTAAAGATTATAAAAGCAGGTGAAAAAGCAGTTAATGAATTAATAAAGGTTGCTGGAGAAGATATTATAAAATACGGGAAAGATGATGAGTTAGCGGCAGACAAGCTAAAGAATGCAGCAGCTACAAAAAAGCTGGCTATATTTGATGCTTTTGAAATACTGAGCAGAATAGAATTGGAAAAGAATGAAATTGAGGGAGTTAGTAAAGAAATAAAAAAACCAAAAAGAGGATTTGCAGAAGGAAGAGCAACATAGCTTAATTAAGGAATTAAATAATTTTATTCCTAAAAGTGTTATAACCACTAAAAACAAAGGTAAGGCCTGGGTTTATGGTTATAATGAAAAGTATGACTTTATAGTTATATCAAAGACTGGTCAGATTCAAGACATAGTTGAAATTGAAGGCTTAAAAATAGGACTGCCAAAGCCTCCTGAAAAAATACATTCAAGAAGCAAAGAAAAGAAAGAACAATACTGGGAACCTTTTGACTACCCTAAAGTATTGCATAAAATTAAATCTATATTTCAATGGCATAACACATCATTATCTTTTAAGAATGAATGGGTAGATTACATTGAACAGGAATTCGACAGAAGAGAAGATGGATTTTGGTTCATGAATAATGGTGTTCCTACATATATTACAGGATCTCATTATATGTATATTCAATGGACTAAAATAGATGTTGGGCTTCCAGAATACAGAGATGCTAACAGAGTATTTTATTTACACTGGGAAGCTTGCAAAGCAGATAAACGAAGTTTTGGTCAAGACTATTTAAAGATAAGGCGTTCAGGATTTTCTTATATGGCTAGTGAAGAGGCTAGTAACATAGGAACAATAAGTAAAGATGCTAGGATAGGTATTTTGTCTAAGACAGGAGCTGATGCTAAAAAAATGTTTACAGATAAGGTTGTTCCAATTGTAAACAATTACCCTTTCTTTTTTAAACCCGTACAAGACGGTATGGATAAGCCTAAGACAGAACTAGCGTTTAGAGTTCCTGCTTCTAAGATTACTAAAAAGAATATGTATCAAGAAGATGAATCAGTTGTTGAAGGATTAGATACATCTATTGACTGGAGAAATACAGGAGATAACAGTTATGATGGAGAAAAATTAAAACTGTTGATTCATGATGAATCTAAAAAATGGGAGAAGCCAAATAATATTTTAAATAACTGGAGGGTTACAAAAACGTGTTTGCGTTTAGGTAGTAAAGTTATTGGAAAATGTATGATGGGTTCTACTGCTAATGCATTAGAAAAAGGTGGAGATAATGGTAAGAAATTATATTTTGATTCTAAAGTCAATAACAGAAACCGTAATGGACAAACTAAGAGTGGTTTGTATAGTTTGTTTATTCCAATGGAATATAACATGGAAGGTTTTATAGATAGATACGGAATGCCTGTATTTAGAACTCCAAAAAATCCAATAATGGGTATAGATGGAGAATACATAAAACAAGGCGCTGTTGATTACTGGGAAGCTGAAGTGGATAGTTTAAAGGATGACCCTGATGCATTAAACGAATTTTATAGACAGTTTCCAAGAACTGAATCTCATGCGTTTAGAGATGAGAGCAAGCAATCATTATTTAATTTAACTAAGATATATCAGCAAATAGATTACAATGATTCTTTAATAAAAGACAGGTTTTTAACAAGAGGTTCTTTTTCATGGAAAGATGGTGTAAAAGACACTCAGGTTATATTTAGCCCTAATCAAAAAGGAAGGTTTTTAATATCTTGGACTCCAAACAAACAACTACAGAATAATTACAATACAAGAAACGGACTAAAACTTCCTGGCAATGAACACATGGGGGCTTTTGGTTGTGATAGTTATGATATATCTGGTACTGTTGGTGGTGGTGCTTCTAATGGAGCATTACATGGGCTAACAAAGTTTCATATGGATGAGGGGCCTATTAACGAGTTTTTTCTAGAATATGTGGCTAGACCTCAAACAGCAGAAATGTTTTTTGAAGATGTATTAATGGCTTGTGTTTTTTATGGAATGCCCATACTTATAGAAAATAACAAACCTAGATTGTTATATCATTTTAAAAATAGAGGGTATAGAAATTATAGTATTAATAGACCCGATAAACCGTATAATAAACTATCTGTAACAGAAAAAGAATTAGGTGGAATGCCCAACAGTTCTGAAGACATAAAGCAGGCTCACGCAGCAGCAATAGAGTCTTACATAGAAAAAAATGTAGGATTTGATATGCAAGGAACTTACAGAGATCCTGATGCAATAGGCTCTATGTATTTCACAAGGACTCTAGAAGACTGGGCTAGATTCAATATAAACAATAGAACTAAGTTTGATGCTTCAATTAGTTCTGGATTAGCTATAATGGCTTGTCAAAAAACACTATATCAACCTTTAAAAAAGAAATCAAAAATAAAACTTAACTTTGCTAAATATGATAATAATGGAAGTTACAGCCAAATTTTAAGATAAATGAAGGACGTAAAAGTAAATATTAATCCTACAGGATTCCCTAGTCAATTTGTTTCTGACGCAGAAAAAAAATCTTTTGAATTTGGATTACAAATAGGTCAAGCTATTCAATACGAATGGTTTAGAAAGGATGGTGGTCAAAGTAGGTTCTATAATCAATGGGCTGATTTCCATAGATTAAGACTTTATGCTAGAGGAGAACAGTCTATTCAGAAGTACAAGAATGAATTAGCTGTAGATGGAGATTTAAGTTATCTTAACTTAGACTGGACACCCGTCCCTATTATTCCTAAGTTTGTTGATATTGTAGTAAATGGAATGGCAGACAGAATATTTACTGTAAATGCTTATGCTCAAGACGGAATGTCTTTGGATAAAAGAAGTAAGTATCAAGTAAATCTAGAAAAAGATATGCTTGCTAAGGACATGATGAAGCAGGTTCAAGAGCAGTTTGGTGTAAACACTTTTGCTATGTCTGAAGAAGAAGTTCCAAATACTTCAGAAGAACTGGCGCTTCATATGCAAATGAAATATAAGCCTTCAATAGAAATAGCTGAAGAAGAAGCTGTTAATACTGTATTGGCAGAAAATAGATATAATGAAATACAAAAAAGATTATATTACGATCAAACTGTTTTAGGAATACAAGTATGTAAAAATAGTTTTCAGCCTGGAGCTGGAATAAAAGTAGAGTATGTTGACCCTGCTAGTGTAGTTTACAGTTATACTGAAGACCCTAATTTTCAAGATTGTTTCTACTGGGGTGAAATTAAAACATTACCAATTATTGAGTTGATGAAGATTGATCCTAGCTTAACTAGGGCTGATATGGAAGAAATATCTAATTATTCACAAAGCTGGTATGATTATAATAATACAGCTCAGTATTACAACAATAGTTTATTTAGCAAAGACAGTTGTACTGTTTTGTTTTTTAATTATAAGACCACTAAAACATTTACCTACAAAAAGAAAGTGAATGCAGCAGGAGCTGAAAGAGTAATTGAAAAAGATGATACTTTTAATCCTACAGAAGAAATGATGGATGAAGGGAACTTTGAAAAAATTTCTAAAACTATTGATGTTTGGTATGAGGGTGTTATGGTTATGGGTACTAACATTTTGCTTAAATGGGAAATGTCAGAAAACATGGCTAGACCACAATCAGCATCTCAAGAAGTATATCCAGAGTTTGTAGCTTCTGCTCCAAGAATGTATAAAGGAGCTTTAGAGTCTTTGGTTAGAAGAATGATAACCTTCGCTGATTTAATACAGATTACACATTTAAAGTTGCAGCAAGTAATATCTAGAGTCGTACCAGATGGTGTATATATTGATGCTGATGGATTAAGTGAAGTAGATCTTGGAACAGGTCAAGCATATAACCCTGAAGATGCATTAAGAATGTTTTTTCAAACGGGTAGTGTTATTGGTAGAAGTTACACTCAAGATGGAGACTACAACCAAGCTAAAATTCCTATTCAACAATTAAATAGTAATTCTGGTCAAGCAAAAATTCAAAGTCTTATAGGTAGTTACAATCACTACTTAGCAATGCTTAGAGATGTAACTGGTTTAAATGAGGCCAGAGATGGGGCTACTCCAGATTCTTATGCATTAGTTGGATTACAAAAGTTAGCAGCTTTAAGCAGTAACACTGCAACAAGACATATATTAGATGCGAGTCTTCATATGTCACAAAGACTATGTACAGCATTGTCTAGTAGAATTGCAGATATGCTTCAGTATTCTGACTTTAAAGAAGAATTTGTAAATCAAATAGGTAAATTTAATGTTGGTCTAATAGAGGAGATTAAAGATTTATACTTAAGTGATTTTGGAATCTTTATAGAAATAGTTCCAGACGAAGAAGAAAAAAGAATGTTAGAAGCTAATATTCAAATGGCTCTTCAAAGAGATTCTATAAACTTAGAGGATGCTATTGATATTAGAGAAATAAGAAATATAAAATTAGCTAATCAAGTATTAAAGCTTAAACGTAAAGCTAAACAAGATTTAGAACAGCAACAAAAATCAGCAGCAGCTGAACAACAGGGACAGATAAATATGCAGTCTCAACAAATGGCCGCGCAAACTGCAATGCAGAAAATACAGATGGAGACTCAAGCTACTATGCAAATAGAAGAAGCTAAAGCTCAATTCTCTGTTAAAAGAATGCAAGGTGAGGCAGCAATAAAAGCTGAGTTAATGAACTTAGAGTTTAATCTTAACATGAAATTAAAAGGTGTTGAGGTTGAAGGTTTAAAAACTAGAGAAACACAACGCGAAAAAGCCAAGTCAGAAAGAATAACTCAAGCTAATACAGAGCAATCAAAACTAATAGAGCAAAGGAAAAATAACTTACCGCCTGTTACTTTTGAATCTTCTGAAGATAGTTTAGATGGATTTGACCTAGCTCAATTCGAGCCAAGGTGATTTATTAGAATTAAATTTAAATTATATATATAACTTTGTAAAAAATCAAATCAAATGGAAATTAAAGTATCTGAAGTAAATCCTTTAGAATCAAAATCGGTTCAAGAAGTAGAGAGTCAACTTTTAGAAAAACATGAGCAACAATTAAATGCTGAAAAGTCAGTAGATAAAAAACCTGTTGAAGAAGTGTCACAAGCTGAAGAGGCTGAAGTTGGTCCAACTATAAAGGACGAAGACGTTCTTTCATATATTAACAATAGATATAATAAGAATATATCATCTGTAGATGATTTGTTTACTCAAAAAGAGATGAACGAAGAATTACCAGAAGATGTTTCTAAATATTTAAATTTTAAAAAAGAAACTGGTCGTGGATTTAATGACTTCGTAAAAGCTAATAGGGATTACGATAATTTAAACGAAGACCAAGTGTTAGCAGAGTATTATTCTTTAACAGAAACTGATTTAGATAATGATGACATTCATTATTTAATTGAAGATAAATTTTCATATGATGAGGATTTAGATGATGAAGGTGAGATTAAAAAGAAAAATATAGCTAAAAAAAGAGAACTTTCTAAGGCAAAAAAGTATCTTAATGATTTTAAAGAAAAATATAGTGTTCCTCTTGAGTCAAGTGGGAAAGCTGTTTCTGAAGAAATGAAAAAAGAACTTGATGCTTATAAAAGTTATATTCAAGAATCTAAGACAGTTCAAGAAGCTAATCTTAAAAAGAATGAGTATTTCGAGAAACGAACTAACGATGTTTTTAATTC